TACACCGTCTGTAAACTTTTTACGGTGTCTAAATATAACTTAACACTATTAAGTTTCCTAATAAACTTATTCCAAAAAATACATTGAGGAGAAATATCATGGGTGATATTTTAAAAGAAGCTATCGCAGATGCTAAAGCGGTTAGAGAAACTGCTCTACAAAATGCAAAGATGGCACTAGAAGAAGCATTCACACCTCAACTAAAATCTATGCTTTCAGCTAAACTTAAAGAGGATGAAATGGGAGATGACGAAGAAGAAGCTCCTATGGAAGACGAAATGGGTGATGAAGAAGAAGTTCCTGCTGAAGAAGGTTCATATTCTGAAGACGAAGAAATGGGTGACGAAGAAGAAGTTCCTGCTGAAGAAGCTGAAGAATTCGAAGACGAAGAGCCTGAAGCTGAAGAAGGATATGATGAAGGTGAAGAAGGTGAAGAAGATGAAGTTGAAGAAGAACTTGATCTTGAAGCTGTAATTCGTGAACTTGAAACTGAACTTTCTGAAGGTGATGATGACGAAGATGAAGTTGAAGAGTCTGTTGAAGAAGAGTATGAAATTGATGAAATTGCTCTTTCTGAAGAAGATGAAGAAGATGAAGAACTTGACGAAGTTGACAAATCATCTGAAATCGGTGGTGGTGATAATAAAGTTGGTGATACTGACAAATCATCTGAAATCGGTGGTGGTGATAATAAACTTGCTGAAGTTGTTGCTGAACTTCATGAATACAGAGAAGCTGTTCATTTCTTAAAAGACAAACTTCACGAGGTGAATATCTTGAATGCTAAACTATTATTCACAAACAAATTGTTTAAACAATATAGCTTAAATAACAATCAAAAATTAAAAGTGGTCGAAACTTTTGATAGAGCTCAAACAACAAGAGAGATTAAACTTGTTTATTCAACTCTTGCTGAACAATTTGGTGATAATAGTACTATTGTAACTAAAAAATCAATTAGTGAATCAGCCAGTTCTGCTGTTAGTTCAACAAAACCTTCTAAAGAGTCACGAAAAGTGATTACTGAAGAAAGCCAAGTTGCTAACAGATTTAAGAAACTTGCTGGTTTAATTAAATAATATAGGAGAAAATAATCATGGGTGATTATGTAAACGAAGCTTTATTAGGAGCTTCTCCTTATAAGAAACAACAAGACGAAACAAAACATCTCGTTAACAAATGGGATAAAACGGGTCTTCTTGATGGTTTGAATGAGGATTTTCAAAAAAATGGGATGGCTGTTCTACTTGAAAACCAAGCAAAACAGTTAATTTCAGAGAACTCTTCTACTGGTGGCGGTTCAGCCACAGCGGGTGCAAACTCTGTAACTGCTGGTTCTGAAGAGTGGTCTGGTGTTGCTCTTCCATTGGTTCGTAGAATCTTTGGTGAGATTGCAGCTCAAGACTTTGTAAGTGTTCAACCAATGAACCTACCATCTGGTCTAGTATTTTATCTTGACTTTAAATATGGTAAAACAACTAGTGATACACAGGCTGAAGGTCATGGTACAAATAATGCTTTTGGTGTACCTGGTGGTGATGTAAATTCAGTTGGTGGTAAAACTGGTGCTAATACTCCATCTGGTTCATCTGCTCCATACGGTGTAGGTGGTCTTTATGGTGAAGGTAGATATGGTTATTCTGTTAATGTTTCAACTAAAGCTTTAGGTCGTGATGCTGCTCAGGGTACTGATGGAATGAATCCTGATACTTCGGGTGAATTCACAACTGGTTCAGTTAGTTATAAAGACATTAACTTTAACCAAGAGCATTCTGCTTCATTAGCTTCAGGAAGTCTATTCAAGATTAAAGTTCTTGGATCTGATCTTTCAAACGCTGACTTTAAAGCTGTTAGATCTTTCAAAATATCAGGATCTACTACAGAAAATGTTCACAGTATGTTACCTCAGTATACTACATATGATGGAACATCTGTTACCTTCATATTGTCAGGATCTCATAATACTAGAGCTAATGCATTTAAAGGATTTGGTAATGTACATTCTTCTGCTTCAGTAATATATTCAAAACAACCTACAGAATCTGATAGGGGTGATTTTGAGGATTCTACTGGTGACGCAGCTGCTGATACATTAAAAATACCTGAAGTTGACTTACAACTTAGAAGTGCAGCAATTGTTGCTAAAACTCGTAAGTTGAAAGCTGTATGGTCTCCTGAGTTAGCTCAAGACTTAAATGCTTATCATAGTGTTGATGCAGAAGCTGAATTAACTTCAATGTTAAGTGAGTACATTTCAATGGAAATTGATCTAGAAATACTTGATATGTTAATTTCAGATGCATCTACTCAAGATTACTGGTCTGCTACTCCTGGTGAAGATTATAATGGTTCAGGTACTGATGAATCTGGCTGGAACATTACAACATTCTATGGTACACGATTCGAATGGTATCAAACTCTATTAGGTAAAATCCAAAAGGTTTCTAACGAAATCCAACGATTAACTCTTAGAGGTGGTGCTAACTTCGTAGTTGTATCTCCGACTGTTGCTACTATCCTTGAATCTATTCCTGGATACTCAGTGAATACAGATGGATTGAAAACTCAGTTTGCTGCTGGTGTTCAAGTTGCAGGAAGTCTACAAAATAGATTTACTGTTTATAAGAACCCATACATGACTGAAAATACTGTACTTGTTGGTTTCAGAGGAAGTAACTTCCTTGAAACTGGTGCTGTATATTCTCCATATGTACCACTAATCATGACTCCATTAGTATATGATCCAAGTGACTTTACACCAAGAAAAGGTGTGATGACACGATATGCTAAGAAAATGATTAGACCTGAGTTCTATGGTAAAATCCAAGTTAAAGATTTAAACTTAGTATAAGTTAATTAGTCTTTAATTTCCTCCTAATATATAAGGAGGTTTAGTATGAGAAAAAACCCTGTCTTTTTGATGGGGTTTTTTCTTTATATTGATATTTATATATGAATTATAAAGTATAATTTACTAGTCAGAGTAGTCACTAAACATGACTAGTATAAAAAAATTAATAACCTAGAGAGTAGTGACTCAACATTTAGGAGAAATAAAATGGCAACAAGAATAGGAAAATATAAAGTTTCCAAAAAAGAAAGTGCACTTTCAGTTGTTGATGGGGGATTTGCTGATGGATTATTCCAAAGAAAGAATGTATTCACCACTGCTGCAACAACAGCAGCAACTAATTTACTTACATCAGAAAGTGGAAAATTAATTAATTTAGGTGGTACAGTCGCACAAATTCAAGTAATTAATCTACCAACAATTACAACTGCTGATATTGGAACATATTATGATTTCGTTGTAACTGTATCTGGTAATAGTGGTGCTGCTGGTTCATATACAATTAATACTGGAGGTCATGCTACAGACGAAACTGGTGGTTCAAGAACTGCTGGATACGATGATTTTATCGGATGCTTAAGTGTCGTTGACAGTGCACTTCCAGCAATGCCAGCAAATGATGCTTCAAATGTAATACCTGCAGCCGGTGAAGGTACATTGGTACTTGCTGATGATACTACAAATGCAGTTATTGCTGTAGGTAGTCACTTTAGATGTACTGCAGTTGCAGCATCAACTATTGGAACAGCTTCTGGAAATACATGGTTCATAACAGGAACTCTTGTAACAGCACAAGCTACTGGATTTGTTACTACTAATCTATTTACTGCTCCGTAATGAGTAAATAATTAAGATAACTAATCTTAAAATAAAACAACTTAAAAGGGTGGGAAATATCTCACCCTTTTTTGTTTTCATTGATATTTATATATGAAGAATAATACCCATTTTGGAGAATATTAATGTCAAAATTTAATTATTTATATACAGAACCTACAATAGCAAGTTTTACGACAAGTGCAGCACCTACACCTTATGGTATTTATGATAATGATGTAGCTTTTATATCAGAATCAGTTGATGTATCTCAATATGTAGCTGCTAAACTTGGACATCCAGTTATGCAATTGGAGTTCAATAGTGGTTCAATTTGGGCTTGTTTCGAAGAAGCAGTTTCAGAATATTCTACACAGATAAATCATTATAATACAAAAAATTGGATGTGGGAACATTATGGTTCTACAAATAGAGTGAGTAGTTCTGGTTATAGTAATGCTGGAGCATCTTCTTCAGCAATGGGAACAGGTTCACATGAACCAGAAGCTCCACACATGGGTACAACATTCTTATTATCAGAACAATATGGTGAAGCTGTAAATGTTGGTGGTGGTGTTACCTTGTATACTGGTTCAATTGGTTTAACTTCATCAAAACAAGTTTATGATTTAGAAAATGATGCATCATTAGAAAAAACTGGTAACAGACTTGAAATACAAAGAGTATTTAATCAAGGTCCTGCTGCTATATCTAAATTCTATGATCCATTTGCTGGAACTTATGATAATATTGAATTATTGGATTCATTTGGATTCGGTAATGTATCACCAGCAGTATCTTATATATTAAGACCAATATCATATGATTTAGCTAGAGCAAATGCAATTGAAACAAATGATATGGTTAGAAAATCAGCTTATTCATTTGAATTAGTAAATAATAAATTAAGAATTTTCCCAAATCCAAAAGCTGCTGATTCTGGAAGTAAAGTATATTTTAATTATTATGTTAAAGATGATAGACAAGGAACAACAAGAACTTATACAAATTCAAAAGTATCAGATCCTTCAAATATACCTTATAAGTTTATAACATACAATGAAATAAATGCACCTGGTAGAAATTGGATAAGAAAATTCACACTTGCATTAGCTAAAGAATTATTGGGAATCATTAGAAGTAAATATGCCGCAATGCCACTTCCAAATGGTGAAGTATCATTAGATGGTGAAGCTTTAAAAGCGGAAGGTCGAGAAGAAAAAGCAAATCTATTAGAAGAAATGAAAGAATTTTTAGAATCGGTTTCATTAGCGGAAGGTTCAAGAAAAGAACAAGAAGTTGCTGATGCTCAACAACAAGTATTAAATAAAGCTCCACTTAAAATATATATAGGATAAGACGATGAGTCAAACAAAACCATTTTTCGTACCACAAAAAGAATTTGATTTAATCAATTCAATGAATGAAGAATTGATTGATGAAGTTGTTGGTCAATCTGTAGATATTTATAAAGTAAATGTAGAAAGAACAGATGAAAATTTATATGGTGAATCAACAACAAAATATTACGATATAGGTTTCAGAGTAAATTGTCTTATATTATACAACGAACCTGAAATAATACAAGATGAATTTGGTGCAGATAATAATTCAAGTATAGAAATGTATTTCCAAAGAGAAAATCTATCAAGTGGTTCACTTAATTTTTATCCAGAAAATGGTGATATTGTAGATTGGAATGATATATATTGGGAAATTAACGGAACAACGGAGCCACAATTATTTGCAGGACATCCAAATTTTAAACATCAAATTAAGGCAACTGCTCATAGAAGTAGATTGTCATCATTACAAATAGAGGAAAGACCTAGATAATGAAATTAAAAAGTTTATTAAAAGAAAATGAAAGAGGATAAAATAAATGCCAAATAAAGCAGCAAAATTAAGAAAACAAGAAAGAAGAAAAAAGAATGAGTTCTTAAAAATGAATGGAAGAACTCGTAAACAAATAGAGAGAAAAAAAAGGAAAAATTAATGGCAGTTCAGCAAATAACAGGAAAAAGAATCGTTAAACACGATACAAATAGTCCGAATTACAAAGCACCTGAACCTAAAGTGGTTGAGGAAGTTAATGGTAATGTACAAGAGGATACTGATGTGTATGGTGAACGAAAACATACTTATATACCTGACCCAAACGGTAATTTGAAAATGGAAGAGTTAATGGGTAAAATGTTGAACAAATTAGATAATATACCTGGTGGAAGTCAAACAGGTACAAAAGCTGTTGAGGTTGATATCAAGAAAGAAATTGCAATTGGTAAAGTTGATATGAGTGCTGTTAAGTCGGAGGAAATAAAAGGAAAAGTAAATAACAAATTAGACAAACTTAAAAAATTGAGAAAACGAAATGGCCGTTAATAGGATAACAAATAAACAAGTAGTTAACAAGGAAAGTGTTAATAGAGCTAATCAAGTTTCTACAAAGAATACTACTGTAAGAGGTAATCGTCAAACAACGATAGTTCCAGGTAGTAATTTTTCAGAAAATTATGCAATAACACTTAAAGACATTGATACATCTATTTTAAATCATATTAAAAATGTATTGAAACCAAGAGTTAGAGAAGCTAATGAAACATTTAAAGTTCCTGTAATGTATGGAAACGAAGAAAGATGGAAAGCAGTTAGAAAAAGAGGAGTATTACGAGATAAAAATGGAGCATTAATATTACCATTGATAATGTTAAAAAGAGTAGAAGTAGCTAAAAATACTCTAAGTGGTCAAGGTTTTGAACACGATGTTACGGGTAAATTTATTGGTGTAGTTAGAAATGCTAGTTGGAGTAAAGATAATCAATATGATAGATTTTCAGTTCAACAAGGAGTTAAACCGGTATATGAAAATATAGTTACTGGAATGCCTGATTATGCTGATATAACTTATGAATTTGTTCTTTGGACAAATTTTATAGAACAAATGAATCCACTCATTGAAACATTTGTAGCTCAAAGTAATACATATTGGGGTGGTGGAACTGATATGAAATTTTTATGTAATACTGATAGTATAACTGATGCATCTGAAATGAATCAAGATGGTGAGAGATTTATAAAATCTACATTTAATATAATAGCTAAAGCATATTTATTACCAGAATATCTAAATTCGGTAATTACAAATAAAGTATCTAATATGAGAAAACAATTAACTCCATCAAAAATATCCTTTGATACTGAAATTGATTTGAGAAGTATACCTGCAGATTCACCAAGTAGAAATACAATACATAAAGTTAAGGGACCAGTAAAAACAAAAGGTAAACCTAAAAAAGAGTCAACACCTCCTTTAAAATAATTTAATCGTTTTAAAATTTTATATATATTTATATATGAAACATTAATTAATAATGGAGGTTATAAATGCCCGAAGAATCAAAATTAGCTGAAAAGTTAGAAAATCAACAAAAATTTTCAGAAGAAGAACTAAAAAATGTTAAAGAAATTCAAACTGAGTATATTAGTATTCAAAATCAATTTGGTCAATTAGCTTTGTCTAAAATAAGATTAAATTCTCAACTAGATTCTTTACATCAATTAGAAGCAAAACTCAACGAAGATTTTATGAATCTTCAACAAAAAGAAAAAGAGTTTCTTGATGAAACTACAAAAAAATATGGTGAAGGTTCATTAAATCCAGAAACTGGTGAATTTACACCAAATAAATCAGAATAAATAAAATAATATCATCGTTTTGGAATTTATTCATATATTTATATATGAAAAATACTTGTGCACAGAAGTATATTCAATTCTACAAAAAAGTTAACTTTAAAATTTAGGAGAAATTCAGATGGCCGAGAAAATAGTTTCCCCCGGTGTATTTACCAATGAAATAGATCAATCATTTTTACCATCAGCTGTAGCAGATATAGGGGCTGCTTTGATTGGACCTACGGTAAAAGGTCCAGCTTTAGTACCAACAGTTGTAACATCATATGGCGATTTTCAAGCCAAGTTTGGTGATGCTTTTAAAAGTGGTTCTAACTCATATCAATATTTAACATCACATGCAGCAGAACAATATTTAAAAAATGCAAATTCTCTAACAGTTGTTAGAATTATGGCTGATGGAACACAGGGTTATGGACCAGCACATGCTACTATTGCAACAGCTAGTGGTGAACCCTTCGTTCATGAAAGTTCTGGAAAAAGTGGTACTTGTTTTAAATTATTTACATTAGCTGATGGAACAATAATGAATAATTCATCATCTGTTGCAACTAAAAATAATATTTTAAAAAGTGGTTCAAAACATAATATAAGATGGGAAATATCAAATAGAAATGCAAGTAAAGGTTCATTTACTCTTGCAATTAGAAGAGGTGATGATTCTCATAAAAGAAAACAAACACTTGAAACATTTAATAATGTCAATTTAGATCCAAATTCACCAAATTATATTTTAAAATCTGTTGGTGATCAAGTTCAAACTGTTAGAACTGATGAAAATGGAAATCCATTTTTACAATTGACTGGATCATATCCAAATAAATCTAAATATGTTAGAGTAACTGATGTACAAACTACTGTAGATTATCTTGATGAAAACGGACAGGTAAGAGTTTCAGATGCCTCAGCTTCTTTACCAATAACAGGTAGTGGTTCATATCAGGGTGGATTTATTGGAGCGACTGGTGGACATTCTGACTTTGATGCACTTGGTAATCAAAATGGTGATAGAGGAGCAACAACTGTTGGTTTCTATGAAGAAATTGCAGAAACGAATTCACAAGGATTTGACCCAACAGCTGCAGATGATGGACTAAATTCATATACAAAGGCGTTAAATTTATTGAAAAATCAAGATGAATATGATATTAATTTAATATTAACACCGGGTATTATATCCAAAGTACATACAGCTGTAGCTTCTAAGGTAATAGATGTATGTGAGGAACGAGGGGATTGTTTTGCAATACTTGATCCTGTTGCACATGACAGTGATGTAACAAATGTAACAGCTGAAGCTGAAAGATTAGATTCAAATTTCGCAGCTGTTTACTGGCCTTGGATTAAAGTACCAGATTCACAAATTGGTGGAACTCAAAGATGGGTGCCACCTTCAGTGTGTCTTGGTGGAATCTATGCATTTAATGATAAAGTTGCACATCCCTGGTTTGCACCAGCTGGTTTAAATCGTGGTGGAATAGATATAGCTATACAAGCAGAAAGAAAGTTAACTCAATCTGATAGAGATTCGTTATATGATTCACATGTTAATCCAATCGCAACATTTCCTGGACAAGGGGTGACTGTGTTTGGACAAAAAACATTACAGAAAAAAGCAAGTGCTTTAGATAGAATCAATGTAAGACGATTACTTATCAGAGTTAAGAAGTTTATTGCAAGTTCTTCAAGATTCTTAGTATTTGAACAAAATACAGCAGCAACACGAAGAAGATTCTTGGGTATTGTAAATCCATTCTTGGAACAAGTACAATCTCAAAGTGGTTTAAATGCGTTTAGAGTGGTAATGGATGAAACAAATAATACACCTGATACAATTGATAGAAATCAATTAATCGGACAATTATTCTTACAACCAACAAGAACTGCTGAGTTTATTGTATTAGACTTTACAATACAACCTACAGGTGCTTCTTTTCCAGAGTAATAGTTAGTTAAAATAACTAAATTAAAGGGATTTATTTAATTATAAATCCCTTTTTTTTATATTTATTGATATTTAT